CGAAAAAAATTCCGAATATACGGCAAATCCTGACCATCTAAACTTTGAGATTCCTATTCCTGAGAGGGGACCAGATCCGAATGATTATTTTGAACCGTATCGTATTGATAAGGACAATAACACTGGGAATAACTTAAATGACCTTAGTCAAGAAGTACCTACTGGTGTATCGTTATTAGGATTCCAGAGTGATAATACAGAACGTATTGCTGGATCAAATCCAGATCCTGAGACAGGATCATTATCACGTGCAGGACATAGGGACGTTATCTTTAATTTTACAGTGACAAGTAGTATTCCTGCATTATCTACAACACCGTGGTCTCTTGCTACATCATTAGCGACGGGATCATATTGTACTAATGGTGGCAATACGTATTATGTGGAACAAGGTGGTACACCAGGTCAAGGTTCTCTAGGTGATCCGTTAGCAGTACCACCCATACCAGCAACACCTGCTGATAGTGGACCTAGTGGCAGTGGATTCTTTATTGATGAAAGTGGTATGAGGTATAGGTATATTCCACCACAGGGAACTGTTACTACTGCTGGTGCAGGGTCATGGAGCACTACACTATATGTAATGAATGATTACAGGATTGGTGCAGAACGATTTGAAGAACTATTAGATGAATCAGAGGCAAGGAGAGTTAAGTAATGCCAATACCTACCGTTTATACACCAATTCAACCATCACCTAGTATTGTGATGAAACCCATTGTATGGTTGCCTAATGTTTGGACTGCAGTTATTTGTAATCCTGGACCTCCGATCATTCCAGAGGTGTTTACTGTTACTGTGCCTAGTTTTACACCAGTAACATCACCTACTGCATATTTTGGTGATCCTGGTCTTACTGTTACATTAACTAGTACTAATGGTGCTAGTGGTAGTGCTACATTGGGTACTGGTGTTGCAACAGCAACATGTACGTTCCCTGGTACTATTACCATGACAGTTACAGGTACATATACTGATTATCTGTTCCCTAATAAGGAATATAAGTACCGTAGGGATGTAGTTAGTCCTACACACCTTCCAGTACCTGTTGTATCGCCTTCTGGGTACACTGCACAGTACGGTACGTTGAACCAGGGGTCTGCTCTTCAGAGAGGTCAATATCTTAATCCTATTGGTGGTCTTCCTATTGCAGGTACTCCTGCTACTGGAATGATTACAGAGATTGGCACAACGGATCATATGCAGGCATATTCTCCAGATCCCAACTATATGATTATTGTGGAATTCCTAGTAGTCATCACAAGTAGTTGTGGTATTGGCGCTGGTACGTTCCCTATCAAACAAATCGTCTATGATGACAAGGATATTGCATCACAGAGGTTTGTTACTGCGGTAAATAGTCAGACAGGTCGTAATCCTTTATTTCCTAAGATATCCCCATGAGAGGTTGTACATACGTTGGTGCTCTATCTACAGGGCATATTTGTTATCCACCAACAGCATTGCTAACACCTACGGGTGTTGCACCCCCAGTATTTGTAAATTTCATTTTAGGAGGGCGTTTGGGAGATTTATTTGCTCCTCATGCATGTCCTTGTGCAAAATGTCCACCACCACACCTAGTAAGACCGATTTCTTCGGGTCCAGCTAACGTTTATTTCAATTTTAGACCGCCTGGACGCATCGGAGACATGATTAGTTGCGGAGATCGCATCGCTCAAGGGTCATTTAATGTCTTTGCAGGCACTTTTTGACTTGACAAAGCGGAGAATTTCCCTTATAATACACCTGTTCACGTAAAAACACGCAAATTATGGCAATGCGGTCCAAAATTGGTCTTTCTGGCGCTAACTTCATGCCTGGGAAACCAAAATGCACTCGTCAAGGGTCGTCTAAAAACACAAAATACGCTGCAACCTCTCGTAATTCTAAGAAAAAGCGTTATAGAGGTCAAGGACGTTGAGACCTGAGACCAGAAAATCCATGGAAATGCTTTGGAGTGCTAAATGGAACCTTCCAAAAGCAGCAGAGCACTGTAATCTTACTCTTAAAGAGATGAAAATTACCTTTAATGAGTACTGTCACTTCCATCCACCTACGTATAAAGAAGAATGAGTCAACTAGTCGTCAACTTACCAGCACAAAAGGTCTGGGTTCGTAAGGAATACCTTAGGGATCACGTTGACGGGCACGGCGAATTTGTAGAGGGCGTCTGGGTATCGGCAAAATCGATACCTGGGCGTGCTTTTTATTTTGAGACATACCTACCAGAGTATGCTGCAATGTTCGATAAACTGCCCATCAGTGCCTTTGTAAGCGAACCAAAGACACCCGAGGTAGACCTAGACCTACCTAACCTGCAATTCTGGAATTGTATGGACTATGGGGTGCGTTGTATTGAGAAGCAATTCATCGGTTCTATGGACTTTGTGTGTAGAACTCGTAACTTTGGGGCAATGCCTGGTGAGTATTTGTTCACATTGGACAACTTCCACCCTGATGTAGACATCATTAACACCAATGTTAGTGAAGTTCCAGAGGAACATAAGTCACATAACTGCATTTTGTTGGAAAATGGGCAGTTTGCACTGTATCCAAACAACAGAATCAGGATCTTTGACCTGTCTATCACCCCTCAAGAACCCAAAATGCCTGATTTTAAGGTATCTACCGAGTATTATCAAGTTGAGCAAGGTATAAGATGGGGTAGATTGGGTGATACTGATGACTATTTTTGGAAAACACCTGAGGAAAAGAGTGAATAAATATAATTTGGAGATGGTAACCTCTCAAAAAGTTCTACCATGTCCGTTTTTCAGAGGTTACTAATGGCAAATTCCCCAATTCCAGACCAGAGCACAGATTTTCGTAAATCGGGCATGGTCCTGATTACAGATCCGAGAGCAGATTATTACCTTAACAAGAGTAAAAAGGTAAAAAATAAAGAAAAAAAAGAAACGTATCAAGAATCTTGATATATAAAGTATAGTAGGTGTCCAAATGGCAGCAATATCCAAAAAATTTGTCGATCTGAACCCTAAATTTAATAAGCATCCCATTAATGGTGACTTACCAACCATCAAAAATGAGGATGCTATTAAACAGGCAGTTAAGCATATTGTGTTAACTGTTAGAGGTGAGAAAGTATTTCGTCCATTTTTTGGAAGTTCTATCAATACAGCATTGTTTGAGAACTTTAATCCTGTCCTTGTCGATGATATTGCATTGAGCATTGAAGATGCTCTACTTGCACATGAACCGAGAGTAAAAGTTGAAGAGGTTGAAGTATTGGAAGACATCGATGCTAACTCTTTAGATATTACTATAAATTACAAAATTGTTGGAATTCCTTTAGATCAGCAATCACTTAACCTCGTACTAGAAAGAGTATAATGGCGTTTAATCAAGTAACCAATTTAGATTTTGAGGCGGTCAAGAAAAGTTTAAGAGAATTCTTGCGTTCTTCTGAAACTTTTACGGACTATAACTTTGAAGGATCAGTTCTTACGCAACTGATCGATCTTTTGGCGTATAATACCTATTACTCTGGATTAAATGCTAATTTAGTTGCTAATGAAGTATTCTTTGATAGTGCGTCTATCAGAGAGAACGTAGTTTCTCTTGCAAAACTGGTTGGATATACTCCAAGGTCTGCAAAAGCATCAAAAGCAGTTGTTACTCTTGATATTGTCGTCAATCCACAAACCGCTGCATTGACTTTGAAGAAGGGTAATTCCTTTATTGGTAGCAATGGTGATGGATCCTTCATCTTTAGTGTCCTGAACGACATTACAAGAGAAGCATACATGGATGCTAATGGTGTTCGTAGAATTACCTTTAGTGAGATGGAGGTATATCAGGGATCATTCCTAAACTTACAGTATACTGTTGATACATCAACTAAGCAAAAATTTATTGTACCAAGTGCAGACGCTGATATTGATCTTCTTAATGTAATTCTTGATGAAGTTGATTTCAACATCCCTCAGAGATACAATAGTGTAAAAAATATTACAGATCTCAATTCAACTGATAGAGTTTACTTTATTCAAGAAAATAAGAACGAACAGTTTGAGTTAATTTTCGGTGATGGTGTTTTTGGAAGAAAATTAAAGAACTTAGATGCAATCACTATTGAATATCTTGTTACTAATAAGAAAGCAGCAAACAAATGTACTGAATTTACTTTTACAG